AGATCAAAAAAGAGGTCGTCATTTGTACTGGACAAATTTTAACCTACCTAATAACATAAACGAGCGTAAAAACCCAGACTTGTCTAGAACAAAAGATTTAATAAATGCACTTTCTAAATACCACGATTATGATTTTAAAAAATACAAGGGAGAACAGCCAGTAAGAAAAATGGCACGCAACCTTGTTGATTATGAAGCTGGCAAAACTATTTTTGAAACTGCTTTAGGTATAATTAATCAACCAAATACAACACAACCAAAACTATTTTAAATGCCACGCTGTCGTAATTGTAAAGAAAAGTTTATACCAGTAAAATTTAATGCTAAATTCTGCCTAAAAGACGAATGTATTAAGGCCTTTGTAGAAGAAGTAAAGACGGCTAGCTGGAAAAACACGAAGAAGAAATGGACTAACGAACTAAAAACTACTAGCGACTGGCTCAAAGAAGCCCAGAAAGTCTTTAACTCCTACATAAGAAAACGCGACGAAGGTAAGCCGTGCATTTCTTGTAACCAGCCACCAAAGAAAAAGAACTGCGGGCATTATTATAGTCAAGGTGGACATTCAAACGTCCGTTTTGACGAAGACAACTGTCACCTACAATGCGAACACTGCAACACTTTTTTATCTGGCAACCTACTTAACTATCAGATAGGCATAGAAAAACGGATAGGAGCAGACAAATTGATAGAACTACAAGGGCGCGCCCACCTAGAAAAGCGCTGGAGTGTAGAAGAAGTAAAAGAAATAATATTCATTTACAAAGAAAAACTAAAAGAATTAAAATAATTTGCTTGTATATTAAAAATATGTATATATTTGCATATAGATAACGTTTAAAAACAAAACACTATGAAACACTTATTTACAGCGCTTGCGGCTTTTCAGCAAGAAGTACCAGTAATTCACAAAGGAACGCAAGGCTTCGGCTATTCCTATGCTGACTTACCAAAGATTTTCGAAGTAATTAACCCGCTTCTAAAAAAACACGGGCTAGGCTTTACCCAAGTACTAACGTCAGACGAAAACACGAACTACGTAAATACAATTATTTTCAATTGTGAAAGTGGCGAAAGTCTAGAAAGCAAATGCGCTATTCCTTACGTTCAGTTAAAGGGAATGAATGACTACCAAGCTTTCGGGTCTGGCGTAACTTATTACAGACGCTACGCACTTTCAGCGGCTCTAGGTCTAGTAACAGACAAAGACACGGACGCAAGTGGCGAACAAGTTAAGAAACTACCTAGCATAGACGCTAAACGCTTTCAAGACGCACTTAAAGCAATAGCTGACGGCAAAGTAACAAAGGAAAAGATTACTAACGCCTTTCAATTAACGGAGTCACAAACAGAAATGCTTAACGCCCTATGACTGCTTTTAAAATACGATGCTCGGCAATAGGTAAAATAATGACTAACCCCCGTACAAAAGGGGAGTTATTAAGCCAAACGGCAAAGACCTACATAGAAGAAGAAGTCTTGCGTGCGAAATACGGCGTAATTAAGCCGTTTTACAGCCGTTACACCGACAAAGGTAACCTAGTAGAAGGCGAAGCTATAGAAATGGCGTCTAACGCGCTAGAATTAGGTCTAATCTGGAAAAACGAAGAACACTTTACAAACGACTTCTTAACTGGAACTCCAGACGTAAACACGGACGGTATACTTTTAGACGTTAAGTCTAGCTGGGATGCCACTACTTTTCCGTTTTTTGCTACAGAAATACCTACAAAAGACTACTATTACCAACTTCAAGGCTATATGGAGTTGACGGGTAAGACAAAAGCGCTTCTGGTTTACTGCCTAGTTAACACCCCTATAGAAATGGTAGAAGACGAAATAAGACGCGCGCACTGGAACGCCCACCTATTAGAAGAAGACCTAGACCTTCGCGACGAAATACTAAAGCGCCACGTATTCGACCACATACCACTAGGCCGACGCGTTAAAGTCTTTGAAGTAGAAAAAGACGAACAAGTAATAACCGAAATAAAAGACCGCGTCGAACTATGCCGCGAGTATTATAACACTTTATATAATTTCCTATGAAACAAGAAGTAGAAGACCAGATAGTAAAAAGCGTGCTAGCAAAGTACGTCGAACGCTCAAACACGGGGTTAAAGAAGTACGGCACGCCATTAACACGAAACGACCTAACGTTAACAGACTGGATAAACCACTTACAAGAAGAACTTATGGACGCCACGCTTTACCTTGAACGCATACAAAAGGACATAACGCTAGTAGAAATAGAAGCTTTCAGTAATGGTTACCGCGAAGCAATTAAAACACAAACTAAATAATATGAGTTACGAACTAATAGCAAAGCCCAACACTTGGGATAGGACATTTACTATTCGTTTAAAGTACACGAAAGGAATTGAAAAGTACCGAACCAATAAACTAACAGAAGACGAATTTAAGGTAATGTCAACTTACACGCCTAAAGAATGGGAAATTTACCTAGATACGGCAGATAACTACAAAAAGATATGAAACTAGACAAAGAAAACAAACGCGAAGAAATGGCCGCTATTGGCACAATGATTTTAATAACCGCAATACTGACAGCGGTAACTTTGTCAGTAATTTTTAATATATTCTAAATGGAAAAGAAAAATAATTCTGGTGCAATCTTTAAAAACAACTACAAGCAAATGCCTAACCACCCAGACTACAAGGGTAACTGCGTAGTAAACGGTAAAGAAATGGACGTTGCGGTATGGATTAAGCAAACACAGAAAGGCGAAAGCTTCTTTTCGCTATCATTCAGCGAGCCGTACGTAGCACCCGAAAAAATGGAACACAAGCCGCTAGTACCAAACGACGACCTACCTTTTTAAAAGTTATGAACATTAACGACACAGAACTACGTAACAAATTACGCGAGGTTTTAAGGTACAAAACAAGAAACGAAATAGCAGAAGAAATAAAAGCCTATACTGGTAAGTTTCATCACTTTCAAATTGATAATTTCCTACAAGGTAAAGACGTTTCGTTAAAGACAGCCATAAAACTAGACGAGTATTTAATACGTCACGAACTTTAAACTACTAACTACTACTAGAAGCCCCTTAATTGGGGCTTTTTTGTTAACAACTTGTTGAAATACAAATATAAATAACCTTACTTTTGAGTATGGAAATACTATTTTACATAGCGCTAGGCTGGTTTCTGGTAACGTTTGAACCTATCCAGCTATTACTTGACTACATTTTTAGTAAGTTGCCGCTAAATTCCTTTACAATTTACATACACGCCGCTTTTGGCTGTCCTAAATGCGTGGGCTTTTGGTCTACGTGGTTACTTTCTGGCCAGTTTCTAGTCGCGTGTTTGGTTAGTTTGTCAACATACGCAATAGACTTATGCTTACAGAAGCTGAAAAAATAGAAATAGACGGACTGCTAGAGCAAGTAACCCCCAACAGATTAAGTAAGCTACACTTAAAGAAGCTTCAAAAGATTAGGGTAAAAGTTACTGGCAAACAAGAAAACGGCTGTCTATGCGCAACGGCAGACAGATTAAAATTTTATAATGAGTTCCTTGTCTGGTATCAAAAACACGCTTGACGCTTACATAAGTAAGAATTACGACGAAGTTAGGCGCTACACTAACCACTTACTGACGTCTTATAACAATTACAAGAATATTAAGCTGTCAATGTTAAAGGCCGACACCATTATAAACAACGCCTATTTACACGTCGTCACTATAGAAGCCGAAAAAACCGACGAAAACAGCGTAAAAAGCTACCTACTTAATAGTATAAAAATGCAGATACTATGGCCCACGTCGTTAAGCCACAAACAAGACGACTGCCATAGCCAAGAACCTATTATAGTAGACGAACCCGAAGACACGGACATTATAGACAAGATAGAAATAGAAGCCCGCTACAACCTACGTAAGTACTGCATACAAAAATATATGTCAGAAGTCAAAGACCCAGTAGAAAAACGGATAGCAGAAGCCTATTTCATAGAAGAACGCCAAACCGCTAAAGCTATGGCCGACTTTTTCGACATTCCTAGAACGTCAGCCCATTATATGATTAGGAACTTGAAACAAAAACTTCGCGAACTCGAATATAGTTATAGATATGTCAAGTAAAACGAGCATAGCAACGGGAGTAATTATAACGGCAATAGGTGTATTAATAGCCCTAGCCGAATTTAAACACGCACTTTTTGCAACTGGCGTGCTGGTTGCTATCGGTGGTATTTCGCAGATTATTGAAACTATTGAAAACACGAAAAATGAAAATTAAAGAAGAACACAAGGGTAAGACTATCATTACTTACGATAGCGTACTAGGCCAGCGCCGAGTAGAAGTAGACAAAATAGACCCCAAACGCTTTACATATTACCAAAGCATAGGTCTAGGCTACTTATTCGAACCAGAAGCCAAAACAATTAGCTACACGGGAATAGACCAAGAAGTAGCGCAAGCTGACGCTGTAGAAGAACCGAAGCCAGTTATTAAGAAAACACGAAAACGCAGAAAAAATGCCGCAACCAATTAAAGGCGAAGGTAAAGACAAGTTCTTACAACGCTGTATGGCCGACGAAGAAAGCGTAGGAGCATTTCCAGAAGAAAGCCAACGCTATGCCGTATGCAATAGAGTATGGGACACACACAAACGCGAAGCTTTAAGCCGTTACGTTAAGTCACTTAAAAAGAAGTAATGCCTTTTTACATTTTAGATATGGGCCACAAAATGTACACGCTAGGTAAGTGCATAGAACAAGAACTAGCTAAAGACGAAAACCACGTTATAGTGTACCTTTCTGATATGCCTACTTTACTATGCGTAGAAGAACTAACAGAAGACCAATTTCTAGACCACTTTAAAAACACGAACACAAATGGGAAAACATAAATACATAGAAACCCCAGAAAAGCTATGGGAAATGTTTAAGGAATACGCTACCTACGTAAAGACAAACCCAAGAACCATAGATAAAGCACTACAAAGCGGTAAAGTAGTACAAGAAAAGCTAGAAGTACCCCTAACAATGGAAGGCTTTGAAATTTGGTGCATCGAAAATTACAGCGACTGCCATCATTACTTCGATAATACGGACGGGAGATACTCCGAATATGGGACAATCACTACGCGTATTAAGAAAGCAATCCGACGCGACCAAATCGAAGGCGGTATGGTTGGCCAATACAACCCGTCAATTACACAGCGTCTAAATAACCTAACTGAAAAGACGGACGTAACCAGCAACGGCGAAAACATAAACGAAATAAAAATTTCTATTATTAGACCCGATACTAAAGAACTAGAGTAATGGACCTAAAGTCTACAATAGTATTCGAACGTAATTACGACGCGCTTTATAGTAATGAGGCGCGTTTTATCATTAACGAGGGTGGCTCACGTTCTAGTAAGACATACTCGCTGTGTCAGCTTATAATGGTGTACTGTCTACAGAACCCGCACAAAGTTGTTTCAATCATTCGTAAGACATTCCCAGCGCTACGTGCTACAGCTATGCGCGACTTTCTAGAAGTACTTAAAGAAGCTGGTATCTACGACAAGGCTAGCCACAATATGAGCGAACATATCTACTCATTTCCGAACGGGTCTATAGTAGAGTTCTTTAGTGTGGACGACGAGCAAAAGATACGAGGGCGCAAGCGTGACATAGCGTGGTGTAATGAAGCAAACGAACTTTTCCACGACGACTTCACGCAGTTAAATATGCGTACCGAAAACAAGTTAATCTTTGACTACAACCCTTCGGACTCTACAAGCTGGCTTTACGAACTACCAAAAGACGAAAGCATACTAATCAAAAGCACGTATAAGGATAACCCCTTTTTACCCGACAGCATCAAACGACAGATTGAAGACTTGAAACGTACAGACGAAGCGCTATACCAAATCTATGCACTAGGCGAACACGCTATAAGTAAAAGCAATATCTATTCAAACTGGACATTCTTACCTCACAGACCCGCACGCTTCACGCAGTTTGTCTATGGCCTAGACTTTGGTTATAACCACCCCACCGCTTTAATGCGCGTGTACTGGCACGAAAAAGACATATTCATAGAACCAGTAATATACGAAAGCTACCTAACCACTACCAACCTAATAGACCGAATGGCTAGCCTAGACGTCGAAAAAGAAACGGAAATAATAGCCGACTACGCACGGCCCGAAATAATTGCAGAAATGAATAACGCGGGCTACAACGTACAGAACGCAAACAAGGTAGTCAAGAAAGGTATCGACAACGTTAAGACGTTTGGCGTGTTTGCTATGGCAGACAAGAACCTAGAAAAGGAATACCAAAACTATAAGTGGAAAAAGATAGCAGACCAAATAACTGACGAACCAGTAAAGCTATACGACGATGCTATGGACGCCGTAAGGTACGCGACTACCTACATTAAAGAACAATACTTTACAGATGACAGCTACTTTGCTTTCTAAATAAAGACGGACCGCTTAAATTAATATTGTTATGGCACAAACTACAATAGCACAACCCCAAGACTTTACACCAGCATTTAACCAAGTAAAGTTCTTAATTGACAGCACCAACAAAAACCTAGACGGCTTCAAGTATATATTTGACGTTTACGACGGGGCTACTCGCATAGGACGTTTTAAAACCCTACCTAGAATACTAGACGGCTATGGCGAACAAGACCTATCTAAATTCCTTACTAGCTATTTAAGCTGGGATTTCGAACCAAACGTAACTACAGACTACGTAGCCACAAATTGCTTGTTTCAATACGACGTTAAAGTAGGCGAAGAATACGTAGCGCAGTTTAGCTATGGCAGTTCATTAAGTAACTCGGGTGGCTATGTACGCGTGAACGTTAACAACACCTTTACGACTGGCGACCAGATTAACATTGTACAAGCGGACGGCGGTGCGGCTAACCCACTTGTCGAAGGCTTGCACGTAGTAACCAACGCCACTAGTACCTACTTCGAAATAGGCGTGCTTTGGACTAGCGTAACTAACGCGGCAATAGACGGCGTAGTAACATACGCAGATAACCGCAAAATAGCAACCTACGATATTACAGACTTAAGCGGCAAACAAGTATTTAACGGCGCTTTTCGTTGGGCAGACTTTCCAGACTACGACCAAACAGACTACGTACTTACCGCAAATACGAAGCTTTGGCTTACCAACCAACCTAGAACAAACTTTTACGCTACGCTAGGACAAGACATTTGGCTAAACGCTAAAGCAAAGCCTAGTAAGAAAATAGTATTTGAGAATAGCAACGGGGACATATTGTACAAAAACACGGTAAGTACTGGCAGCATTCTAGGCATAGCTGTAGGCCCTAATAATCTAGGAACGCTTACCGCTAGTTCTGGAACGTTACCACTAATCAAAGACGACACAACTTACTACGAGTTCTGGTACGACGACAGCGGGCAAAAGTCTGTTAAGTACCGCGTAGATATTGACAGACGCGAAAGCATCGAAGAAGTAGATCTAGTCTTTTTGGATCGTATGGGGTCGATGTCTAGCTTTGCATTTCAGCTTAAGAACTACGAACGCGGCGAAGTACAACGCGACGAATATAACAAAGACGTGCAAGGCTTCGTAACTGGCGGCCAATGGAAATACGACACCCACGAATTTGGCTTTAACACCTACCAAGTAAACGCTACCAAAACGCTAGAGCTAAACACGAACTGGATGACAGACGAAATGGCGCGCTACTTCGAAGAACTTATAACCAGCCCCCAATGCTTTATTAAGCGTGTTACCTACACTTGTCCAGACGGCCCGCTAGTAACAAGCACAGAATACGTGCCAGTTATTGTAACGACAAACAGCTACGAAGTCTACAAGCAACGTAACAAAAACCTAATCAAACAAACGATAGTAGTTAAATACTCAAATAACGACGTAATAAATGGTTAAGATAGTTCTAGAAGGCACAACCTCAATAGACACCCTAGTAGGTAGTTTTCAAGCTAGGGTATTAAACGACGGCGGCACGTTTGAAGCGGCCACTTGTTGCGTAGACTTTCTAAAGACGCTAGGCGGTAACGAAGTGCTAGGCGGTATTCTTGACGTTAGGCCCGACGTAAACTTTCCACTTACTTTTTCTGTTGGCGAAATACGCGACATAACCAAACGAACGGGGACATTCTCGAAGACTATCGTACTGCCAGCAACCGACAACAATAACCGCATCTTAAACCACTACTACGACGTAAACATTCAAGCGGGAACGTTTGACCTTACCAAGATTACACGCTGTCAAGTCCTACAAAACGACGTTATAATTCTAGAAGACGCTATCTTACAACTGGTAAGCGTGAACAAGTCACAGACTACAGCGGCTTACGAACAAGTTGTTAACTATGAAGTGTTAATAAAGGACACGAAAGCGGAGTTATTCACAGCCATTACCAACGCCGAATTAACAGACATAGACTTTAGCGACCTAAACCACTTTTCAAATAGCGGTACTATTATAGCTACATACGGACATACGCAAGCAAACGGCTTTAAATACGTTCTGCCATACTCGCAAGCTGGAACTAATAACTACCATATACGCCAACTTAAGCCCGCTATATACGCGAAGACGTACTTCGATAGGATATTTGCTAACGCTGGTTTTACTTATACGTGGCCAAACCTACAAGAAGCCCGCTTCGACAAGCTACTCATTCCTTACAACGGGGACGAAAATCAAATAGACTGGAACGACTTTAAGGTAGTGGCTAACACGTCCTATCTAGCTACCTACAGCCAGCCTACAAATGGCCAGTTTATACCATTTCTAGACAACCTAACTAACTGGACAGAAGTAACGGACGCGCAGAACTTGTTTAACCCTACAACGGGAATTTACACAGCGCCAACAGACACAGACCCGCTAGCTTCGCAAGGCTACGAGTTTAAGGCAACTATTCAATATGAAGTTGTATTCTCTCACTCTAACGCTAGCCCCGTACAACCTTACGTGTTTGACACACAAACGGCTACTTACGTACCGCAACCTAGAACGTTTACGCCATACCTTAAAGCTGTTAACCCAGCGTTACAAGGTTCGGTTACACAGCTTACTCCTATTGGCATAACAACGGGCCTAGCAACTGGTAGCACCGTCTTTGGAACTTACGCAAACGTGGTAATTACTAGCCCGACGGGTTACATTTCTACGGGCGACCTTTTAAAGCTACAAGTCGGCTTACAGTCGAACTGGCAAACTGGCTTTACTTATTGGCGTAACGCCGCTGGCACGGCTGTAAAAGTTGGTATAGACATAGACATTATAGACATAAAGCTAGAAATACTACCTAACAGCAACACGCAACCTATAGGCGGGTTCTTGAATATGAATGAGTACGTGCCAGAAAAGATAAAGCAAAGCGACTTTGTAAAGTCTATCTTTACTATGTACAACTTATTTGCAGACGTAGATCCAGAACAGCCGACTAACATTATCTTAAAACACCGCGACGACTATTACGACGAAGGCACAGAAAAAGACTGGACGTATAAACTAGCAAAAGACCGAGAACAAAATCTAGAGTTCCTACCAGACGTTAGTAGCAAGCGCTTAATCTTAACTTACAAACAAGACAAAGACAGCCCTAACGTACTTTATTACGACACTACTAGGGAAATATACGGCCAACAAGAATACATTTTCAATAGCGAGTATGTCCGCGACATAGACACCAAAGAAATAATCTTTAGCCCGACACCAATTACAAACACACCTTTCGGGGCTATTGTGCCAATGATTGACGGACAAGCGCCAAAGACAAACATACGCATACTATACGACGGCGGTGTTAAGTCGTGCGGGTTCTACAACCTAATTGACGGCGGGCAAACTGGAACTTACGACGTACAGACTTACCCAGCTATTACCCACTTTGACGACCCGCTTACGCCAAGCTTCGATATTAACTTCGGGGTTAATGACTTCTACTATTACGACCTTCAAAGTCTGACTAATAACACGCTTTATAATATGTACTGGCGTCGTACTATTAACCAGATTAACGAAGGTAAAATGCTTACCGCTTTTTTCCACTTAAACGAGGCCGACATTCATAACTTAAAACTGAATGACAAAATCCGAATAGATAATTCTTGGTGGAACATTAATAAGGTTATCGACTATAACGCCAATATCGAAGGCCTTACAAAAGTCGAACTTATAAGCGTAGACACAGAACTAGAACTAGCGCCGTTCATTACAAACACGGGCACAACTACACCTAGCGTACTTACAGAAGTAGGATTAAATTCTGTACTGCGTTCTATTACCGCTTCTGGTAACAATATCTTACAAGGCTCAAACAGCTACGTAATGGGTACGCGTAACACGGTAGCACAAGGCGTTAGGGGTATCGTTATAGGCGACGACAAAGTTCTAAACGAAGACGGCATAATTACGCCTAGAATTAACGGCATAGCCACGCAAACTACTTCTTATATAGCTAACCTTACCCAAGTAGGAACGGCTGCACCTACGGCCCTAGAACTAGCTAATAACATAGGTGCTATTACTTGGTCTAGAACGTCAACTGGTATTTATTTAGGCACGCCTTTAGTTCCATTTGAAGCACTTACTACTTTTGTTATCATTAATAGTAATGAACTAGACCACTTAAACAGCGCGTATATTAGCACAGACGGGAATGTAGTAGTAAAAACTACCGACACACAGAACCACCAACACACGGATAGCATACTTAATAACACAACTCTAGAAATTCGAACCTACTAAAAGGCTAATATTGTTATGAATGAAGTACAAATCCCATTAAAACTTACGGGCGTCGGCTCAATGAAGGCCGAGTTAAGAAGCTTAAAAGCTGAAATAGCGGCGGCTACTGACCCCGTACAAATGGAAGCCCTAGCTAAAAAGGCTGGAGAACTTACCGACAGAATTAAAGACGCTAACGACGCGGTAAACGTGTTCGCTTCTGGGTCTAAATTCGAACAGATTAGCAACTCATTCGACGGAATAAAGTCTAGCTTAATGTCTTTGGACTTCGAAGAAGCTAGCGAAAAGTCTAAAGTCTTCGCAAGTAATCTAGGTAAGATAGGCAAAGCCGACATTTCGGGGGCGCTTAAAGGTATTACGGGAATGGTAAAAACTTTGGGCGGCGCTTTCGTAAAGCTAGGCGCGCAGATCCTTACAAACCCTATTTTTTTATTGGCCGCTGTTATCGTTGCTATCGTTGCTGGTATCGTTATATTCCTAAACAAAATAGGCGTACTTCAAAAGGCGTTAGATATTTTAATGATCCCTATTAACGCTATTATTGACGGCTTTAAAAGACTTACAGACTGGCTAGGACTTACGCAATATGCCGCAGAAGAAAACGGCAAAAAGATGCAAGCCGCTAACGAAAAGGCCGCCGAAAGTTCAAAGAAAAGAACGGAAAAAATAAGTAGCGCATACGACATAGAAATAGCTAAAGCTAAAGCCGCTGGCAAAGACACCACGAATTTAGAAATAGCAAAGAGCAAAGCAATTAACAAAGAAGCCGAAGGCCGCTTAAGGTCCGCTGAAAAAGAATACGCTTACCTACAAAAGATAGCTTCTAAAGACAACCTAGAACGCCGTAAGAAATTACGCGAACAAATGGAAGCCGAAAAGAAAATACTTTCAGACGGACGTAAAGACCAGCGCTTACTACAAATTGCAGACGACGCAGAACAAGCGCAGAAGGCTAAAGAAAACGCTACTAAAAGATTAGAAGCACAGAAGGCCTACGCTAAAAACAGACTAGACGCACAGCGCACTATTAGGGATATAGAAATAGGTTTAATAGCAAACGAAAGCGAAAGGGAAATAGCGGCACTAAACGAGAAATATAAGCGCCTTATAGAAGACGTAAAGAAAAACGAAAACTTAACGGGTACGGAAAAGGTACGTTTAACGGCATTATACGAAAGCCAGAAACAAGCCGAACTAGATAAAAGCGCACAACTACAAGCAGAAGCAGAAGCTAAACGACAAGCGCAAATAAACCAAGCAATTACAGATAACCAAAACGTACAGCTACAGAAACAAGAAGACTTTGAAGAACAGCTACGCTTGTTAACTATGTCTGACACAGAACGCCAGATAGACGAAATACAAACACGCTACTTTGAATTAATAGCCCTAGCCGAACAATACGGAATGGACACCAAAGCGCTAGAAGAAAAACGCGCGGCTGAAATTAAAGCCATTCAAGACAAGGCGGCAGAAGACGCAAAGACGAAAGCACTAGCAGAAATAGAAACAGCAACACAAGTACGTAACGCCAAAATACAAATGGTAAGCGACTACGCTAATAGCTTACTTAATCTTACAACCCTAGTAACAAACGACCAAAAGAAACTAGAAAAGATTAACAAGGCTGGCGCGTTAATTCAAATTGGTATAGATACAGCTATGGCTATTTCTGCCCTTGTAAAAGCCTCAAACCAAAACATAGCCAACGGCGTTACGGGTGGTCTAGCTGGTGCGGCGCAGTTCGCTAGCGGTATCTTACAAATTACTACCAATATGGTTAAGGCTAAACAGCTTTTGAGTAACCCAGCTGGTAGTGTTTCTGGTGGTGGTTCTAACCCGTCTAGTACAAGTAGCACTACTTCAACAGCGGCGGCCGTTCCTATGGTTAACTTATTCGGACAAGGTAACCAACTTAACACAGCTAGCGCACCGCAAAGCGTTACAAACACGAACCAAAATATAGTAGTTCAAGCTGTAGTAAGTGAAACAGACATAACTAGCACACAAAACAAAATAGATAAAATCAAAAAAGGGTCGGAATTATGACAAGTTACCAAGCACTTATAAACGAAATTACAGACTTCTACGAAAACCACGTGCAAGTTAAAAAGGTAGGTTCGGACTTCAAAGAACAAATGTTTAACTTCGCCACAAAGGACGAAAAGTACCCTATTGTTTTTATAGTTCCCGTGTCAGCTATAGCAACCGAAAACACGAACGACTTTATTTTAGAAATTTACTGCTTCGATATTATACAGAAGGACCGCGAAAACATTAACGTAATTCTGTCCGACTGCCAGCAAATTCTATACGACCTTTACACCTACTTTATAAACTCGAATAACTACAACTTCGACCTAGTAGACACGCCTAATTTTAACCCACTTAATAACGACTTACTAGACTACGCGGCTGGGTGGGTAATGACTGCAACTTTTGCCGTAAACAACTGGACAGACTGCGCAGTACCACTTAAACAAGAAGGTAATTAATTTTAATATTGTTATGGCAATTTATAACCAGTCTTGGCTTCATACTATAGCCCACGACCTACAAGCACCAGACGTAGACGGCAACTTATGGCAAAGCATTTGCTTGCATTACGGCATTACACAAACTAAAAACGGCACTTGGCTAGAAGCTTTATGCGACTTCTTTAACGTAAACAAAGCAGAAGGCGAGGCGTGGATACAAGCGCTAGCCCTTGACTTTGGGGCTACTGGTCCAGTTAACGGGTCTTGGATTGAAGCCCTAGCGTTACAGATACAAGCAAACGCTGATTTAATTGATATATTTATAGACAGAATTAATACAACGGGTGGCGTATTCGAAGCCGAAGCGTGCCTAGAAACAACACTTAACCAATTTGATATATGAGTTTACTTGACACCGCTTCCTTAATAGTAACGCCAAACGGGTACAAAGAGGGCAAACTTTACTCCGTTATTCCGTCCGATGGTTCTGGCGATATGTCAGTAACACGAGCGACCACAGCAACACGAGTAAACTCTGCGGGGTTGGTGGAGTTAGTGCCTTATAACCTTGTTCAATATTCAGAGCAGTTTGACAATGCTTATTGGACTGCAAACAATGCAACAATTACGTCTAATTCAATCATTTCACCAAGCGGAATACAAGATGCAGATTTAATTACTGCAACTTCCACAACTCAAACTGGTATTTTTGTTATTCCTTCGGTTACTGGAACAAACACTTGGAGTGTATATGCTAAAAAAGGAACGGGTAGATATTTGTGGTTTAATACAAACTTTCCCGAAATTTCGTCAAAATTTGATTTGCAAGATGGAATAATTGTTGGAACGCCAAGCACTGGTGCAACTCCAAGTATTCAAAGCGTTGGCAATGGTTGGTATAGGTGTAGCATAACTTCAAGTACGTCTGAAAATAGATTTACATTATTTATCACAGATAACACAACGAACAACAATTTAAACTCAAGTGTCGGTTTGTCTTTCTACCTATGGGGCGCACAACTTGTCGAAGGCTCAACCGCTCTACCCTACCAAAAGACGGAAACAAGACTTAACATACCACGTCTTGACTACTCAAACGGTACTTGTCCAAGTTTGTTAGTAGAACCGCAAAGGACGAACCTTGTTACTTATAGTTCGTCTTTTGATAATGCGGCTTGGGTTAAACTTAATGGCTCTGTAACTGCAAACATTGCAATTTCGCCAAGTGGAATACAAGACGCTGATAGTTTTATACCAAATACTACTTCGGGTTTTCACGCTTTACGTTCTAACAATTTTAACCAAAGTAGTACCGCATCTCATTCTTGGTTTTTAAAAGCTAATGGTTATTCCAAAATTGCAGTTCGGGAGTCAGATTTACCAATAGGTAATTACGCTTCATTTGACTTGTCAACTGGCACGTTAATCTCAACTTCTCAAAGTGGAATTATTGAAGATTACGGGAATGGTTGGTATCGTTGTACGTTAGTAGATACAAACACTGGAGCGGGTGCTCAAACTTCAATTTTTGTATTGCCCGATAACTACACAACGGGTGACCCGCTTATTGCTTGGTCGGGAGATGGTATTAAAGGCGTTTTTGCCTACGGCGCACAAGCTGAACTCGGCAGCTACCCAACCTCATACATACCAACAACCTCTGCAAGTGTAACACGCAACGCTGACGTAATATCAAAGACGGGTATTAGTTCGCTTATCGGTCAAACGGAGGGGACGTTTTTTGCTGAAGTTACATTGTTAGGCAATACGGGAAATTTTAACGTAATTAATACTGAAAATAGCGTTACCAACTCAATTACTTTACACATTGAAAATAGTCAGTTTAGGGGTTACGTTTATGCAAATTCAGCAGTAAAAAATAGCATATTAGGTGGAAGCGCAGTAGTTGGTAATACTTATAAACTTGCTTATGCTTACAAAAGCGGAGATGCAGCGTTGTATGTAAATGGTGTTCAAATCGGAAGCGGTACTGAAGCTTTTGCTTTCAGCGGAACAATAAACAATATTGAATTAGCAGACCCCGATACATACTTTTCCTATCAAGAGGGAATTAAATTTAAAGCAGCCGCCCTTTGGAAGACTCGCCTAACGAATACTCAACTTGCCGCCTTAACTACAATATAACTATGGAAAATATATTCAAGCTTACTTATAGCGACAAAGCAACCGCACTCGCAGACCTCAAAGCCAAAGGCATACTTGTAGAGGTTGATGGTATTGACGGAGAAAAACACGAAGCATACGGAAACGGAGTGCAAGCAGTAGTAGAGATAGGAGAAATCCTACTGATTCCACCTACCTACGATGAAGAAGGTAACGAAACATCATTTCCAGTCTACGCTGAAGGCTATCACTACGATGTTATGAGTTCCGAGACATACGACTTCGGTAGCAACTTGGTAGAACCAAAGAACCCGAAACACGCATTTGCTGGACACGCTACTACGGAGGAGTTCCCTTACACACCGCAATTTTTAGAGAATGGCGTACAAGAATAACGGCGTTTTCAACGTCAAATATAAAACCCGTAATAAGATAGCTAAAACGCTAAAGCAAATTATTGCCAGCGAAGCGCTTATAGATACTGGTAGCCTTTACGATAGTATTAGAATTAACGCCCAGATACCAGCGCTAGGCGAACTAGAAATACAAATTCTAGCTATGTACTATTTTGGGTTCTTGAATAACGGCACCGTGAATATGGCGGCCTTTGACCTATGCGCAAAGCTTACAGAAGCACTAAACGCTAACGGAACTACAGCGGAAATATTCGAGCAATACACGGAATGGATGACACAGCGCTACCCTATCTTACAAGTAGCTACAATTCTAGGGGAAAAACGTAGTTTAATTTATACCTTTGAGCCTATCGGTGGCGAATTTAATGCGGCCTTAACCTTTCGAGGTTTCTAGATAGCCCATTTCTTTACGCATAGCTAACATATTAAATACAAAGATTAAGGGCAGTTCACCGACTGCCTTTACTTTTGTTATGTCGCCTTCTGTTAAGTCAAATAGTAAGCTTTCCCAGCCCCACTTGCGGGCCTTTTTACTTTGCTCACGTTCTTTAAGTTCGGCTTTATATTCTTCTATGCTGTCAAAGTCTTTGGAGTTAATGGGTTCTTCGTCGTTTATGTCGTCAGAATTAAACAAGTTTTCGTATTTCTTCATAAACTCGTCCCTATACTTTAGGTATTCTGGAACTATGCCGTAAACTTCTGTTACGCTTACTTCTTCAAAGTCTTCTTGTCTGTCGAACGGGCTAAATATATACGGCTCAAAGTGTACATTTTGCCACTTGTCTAGTTCTGTACGTCGCCAAAACACGGACACTATATGCGTAATATGTTTTAAATAGTCGTTTTGTAGGAAATATTCAAGGTCTATAAACTCGTCTAGCGTTAGTTTCTTGAATGGTTTTAATATGTAGGTCCGTTCGTCTATAGATAGTTCACTAGACAGCCCCTTTTTAGGCTCATTTAGCACCCACTTAACAGACTTAAATAGCTTACTTACTTCTTCTAGTTCTAGGTCTTCTAGTTGTTCGGTAGGAATGTCTGCCAATATAGCTAGGGTTTCTAGCTGTGTGTTAAAGAACCCGCCAACTTCGGATAGCTGGCGTAGTTCCTTAAACTGGTATAGCTTAACTTCGTGCCAGCTACTCGGTAGGTTCATTCAGTTGCTCTACTTGTTTGTTAATTGTTTCAGCTACAGCCACCAAGTAAGGGACTGCAACTTCGGCTGGCATTTCACGTATAATTTTTGCCTTAAACTTTACGTGAGCGTCGGTGTAGTGTTCTGTTTTCGTTAGGTCTGTGCGTTTGAATAGCACCGCTAGCACTTCGGAAATATAGCCTTTGTGTTTATGAAATAAAATCTTTTCAATTAGCTTCGTGTCGCGGGCCGTTAGTTTCCATTCTTCGCTGTAAGCTTGGTAGGTGTAGCCGTCGTTTTCGAAACGCTTTAACAAAACACCTTCTGGACTTTTAGCGGTGTTAAAAAGACGGATATATTCTTTAAATTCTTCAAAGTCTACGTCTTCAATTTCTTCTGGTAGACCCATATACTTAAACACTTCTAGATGTTTTTCTACGTGGTCTAGCTTTTCGTTAGCGTGAATTTCTGTAATGTCTTCGAATTGCTGTATAGTCAACTCGCTTAATTCGTTGGGTATTTCCCGTCCTAAAATAGTTACCATAGTTATTAATTTTTGAACAAATATAGACTTTTTTTAATATCGTTATGGTTAATGATTTACCTATTTACAAAATTACAATAGACCCCGAATATTCAGACGGGGAAAATTTAGGTATTGAACAAATTGCGTTCACGTCGAACCCAGCTATTAAAGTTAAGGGTATGGCGTTTGAGAATGTAGCCAAACGTTTCTTTTCCGACGAACTCAAATATAGAGTAACAGCGCCCGCGATGATTCCTATGGAAATATACAGACGCGACGACGAAGCTGGCGAGTACTACGTACAATTCGAACAAGAAACTATCGAACAAATACACGTTAAGTTTATGCAAGACTTGCAGAACAAAAACGTTTTTAACCTAGAACACGACCAAGCTAAAGAAGTACCCGCGTACATTCTAGAAGCGTGGATAGTGGAAAACCCAACCCAAGATAAAGCTTTTACTACTTACGGAATTGAAGTGCCGAAAGGAACGTTAATGCTTACGGCCCAAGTAACGGACAAAGAGTATTATAACGAACTAGTAAAAAACGAACAGCTAGGCTTTTCTATTGAGGGCTTCTTGGGAATGAAATTAAGTAAACATATAAAACAAAATAGTATGAATTTCCCAGACGGAGAACACCTTTTAGAAGGTAAAATCTACGTGGTTAAAGACGGCCAAGTAGTTGAAATTAAAGAAGTCGAAAAAGAAGAAGTAGAACTAGCAGAAGTAACCGAAGAAGTTACAGAAGAAGTAGCACTCGAAGACACAGCGGTAACAGAAGAAGAAGTAGTCGAAGAAGAAGTAGCTACAGAAATGGCTGTTGACCCAACTGCCGACGCCGAAGCTATCAAAGCTATCGTTATGCCTATCATCGAAGAACAAGTTAACGCTATTATCGGAATGGTTGCAGACTTGAAAAACCAAATCGAAGAACTCGGCGTAGCTAAAGAAGAAGTAGAAGACGAACTCGAACTAGCGAAAGACGTAAAAATGTCAGCTTTCGACAAGTTTAAAGCGTTTCGCGCATCAAACAAGTAACAAAATAAAAACAAAATAAAAACCAACACAATGATTAGAAACCTAAAATTTGACTTGGACGTAGACACAAACGCGTTGTTATGTCCTAACCCAGACGAGTTCTACAGCAAAGCTTATTTGACTGAAGATATCGCAGACAACTACCGCACTTTGCCAGGTATTAAGTCAGCTACTAAATTAGCTAACGTTACTTTCGGTAACATTCTTGCGCCGTCTACTTGTAACTTTTCTGCACCTACAGACAACCTAGATGCAGTTGATATTGACGTTTGTGCGCTTTCAGCTATGGCTCAAATCTGCCAGTTCGACCTAGAGCAATCTTTTTTAGCATTACAAATGTCGCAAGGTTCAAACGGCGACTTTACTGTAGCTTCTTTTATGTCTTACTACTGGACAGAAATGGCTGCACGTATCGGTAACGACCTAGAGTTAATCCGTTGGCAAGGTGACACCACTTCAGAGAACGATACTTTGGCTCTTTGTGATGGTTACATTAAAAAACTTTGTGCTGACAACGCTGTAAACGGTCTTTACACAGACGCTATTACTTCGTCTAACGTATTGGCTAGAATGACTGCAGTACTTCAAGCTAGCCCAGCGGCAGTACAAGCTAAAAGAAACGACCTTCGTTTGTTCGTTTCTTCTGACGTATTCGTTAACTACCAAATCGCGGCGGCTTCTGGTAACACTTTAACTTATGTTACTGCACCTTTAGCACCTACTTTCTTGGGTATTAAAATCGTTCTTGCAGAAGGTATGCCAACAAGCACTATGGTTCTTGCGCTTAAGACAGACCTTATCTACGCATTTGATGCAGAAGGCGACGCTAAAGCTTTGAAAGCTGTTAACCTTTCTGATTCAGTTGCAGAACCGTACATCCGTACACGTGCGAACCTCAAAGCTGGTTTCCACTATACGAACCCTGACCAAATTGTTATGTACAACGTTTGCTTTGACTAATCGTTAACTGCAATTTAAAAACATACGGGGCGGCCATAAAACGCCGCCCTTTTTTATAACACTTAAATTTAAAAGATATGGCTTGCGCTACATTAGAAGAAATCTTAAAAAGCTGTGACAACAACAGCGGCGGTATCTATACCTTGTTAGTTAACCAACAAGATAACATTACTGCAATTACAACTAACGAAACTGGTACGAACTGGGAGGTAACCGCTATTACTCATTCTTCGCCTTACGTTGCTTTAGAGTTTAAACGTAATACTTCTAGCTACACAGAAGATGGTACTATTGACCTAGTAAACGGTTCTAGCTACGTTACTCAAACTATTAACTTAATGTTTCACAGACGCGAACAAGAAAAAAGCCGCGCTATTAAAGTATTAGGCGCTGGCCAACAATACTTGAACGCGGTTGTAGGCGACGCAAACGGCAAATATTGGTATTTCCCATACTTGCAAGTTTCAGCTTACGGCGAAGGTTCGGGAACAACTCGCGCGGACGGCTCGAAGTATTCGCTTACTTTGGTTGCTGAAAACGAAACTTTGGCTTACGAAGTAGACCCTACAATTATTGCTGGTCTTACTGTTTAAGAAGCCCCTATTTATTCGAATAACACTAGCCCCCTACTTAAGGGGGTTTTGTGTTTTTGAACGTTAAGCTTTTAAAACTTAATATTGTTATGATTTACATTGATAAAGGGCAACTTAACACCTTTGCTTTAACGCTTACGGAAGTTACTACACTAGTAGACCCCTTTTATTTATTTGTATTTGAGGGCGAATATAACACCGCTGTAGAGCCTATCTTTTGGGTTGGCGAAGATACGAGTAGTTGGCCTACCAGATACAACCTATTCACGCTAGAAGAAGGCGTAGACGTAGAACTAATTAAAGGGCAATACACGTACAGCGTTTTTGAAAGCGCAGACCCTATAACTATAGACGAAAACACGAACACAGAAGGACTTAATTTAATAGAAGAAGGGCGTTTAGTTGTAGCTGGCGCTTCTGTTTCTTCAATATACGACTAACAAATGGGAATTTTTGACAGATTTAAACAACCGAAAACAGAAGTAATAGAAGGCTACCAGTCTTTTAGTACGCCTTTTGGTAAAATAGGACGTGGCGACTTGTCACTCCCTTACGTAAACGGACGCTATCAAATTGCGGGTTACGTTCCTTTCGGACAAGACAACCTTTACCCAGAAATTCTTAACCAGATTTACTTTACTTCGCCATTACACGGGGCTATCGTAGACTTTAAAGTTAACGCTACTATCGGTGCGGGCTACGAACTAAAGACGGACAAGCTAACGCCAGAAGAAAAGCTAGCGCTTTACACTTGGGAAAAGAAAATGAAGCTTTCAAAGTCTGTAAAAGCTGTAACCAAACAGCTAGTAATGCACCACCGCGTTTACTTTAAGCTGTATTTTGACGAAAAAGGAAAGGTAAAAACTATCGAAAACGTAAGCCCAGAAAAAGTACGTATAAACAATAAAAAAGACCGTTACTATTTATGCGACGACTGGGCATCTAGAATTGACGTAGAAGAAGTTAAGCCATACCACCCCCTAAATACTGACAAATGCCAGCTTTGGGCCTATGAGTTACCTAGTATCGGACAAGATTATTACCCATTACCGCAATATTCAAGTGCGTTAAACTTTGCTTTCTTGTCTGGCGAACTTTCCTACTTTGCAAAGTCGAACATACAGAACTCTATTTTCCCGTCTTTTGCTATGCTTTTCCCTAAACGCCCACAAAGCGAAGAAGAAAAGAAAGTACTGCGCGACACTATTGACAGAATGAAAGGCGCGGCTAACGCTGGTAAAGGTGTTGCATTTTTTGCAAATAGTCAAGACCAGCTACCAAAGATTGAAAGCATACCAACCAACCAAAACGACAAACTTTTTCAAGAAGCTAGCGGCTTAAATACAGAACAAATTTGCTTTGCCCATACTATAGACCCTATCTTATTAGGGGTTCGCACAGCGGGTTCTTTGGGTAATGGTTCGGACATTAAACAAGCTTATATCATTTTTGAAAAGAACGTTGTAATTCCTTTGCGTGAACAAGTAGCCGAAATTTTCCAAGAATTGCTAAATATTTGCCGTTTAAGCGCAGAATTTAATATTCGTAATTTCCAAATCATTAACGACGCTATTGTAGAACGCGACGAGAAAATTTTAAAGGTAGTAGATGCCTTGAATAGTTTAGAAGCTAGTATAGCGCAAAAAGTTATTGAGCAAATGACACCTAACGAGTTACGCGCTTTGGCTAGTTTACCACCTTTAAACACGCCCGCACAATGATTTATTTTATAACTGAAACCTATTTAAAAACGAACACGCCTATTACTGCAAACGTAGACGTGACAGACGTAACGCCATACATTAAAACGCAGTCAGACTTACGCGTGCAACCTATTCTGGGTTCTGTCTTCTATAACTATATGCTAGACGCGTACAATACGCAGACGCTAACTAACGACGAAGAAGACCTAGTTAAATTTATTCAGCCAGTTGTAGCTTGGCGTTCGGCAGAAGACGCTGTTTTTGGGTTATCTTACCAACTTAAGAACAAAGGTCTACAAACGCAGTTCGGCGACTACTCTGGTAGCGTTAGCCGTGCAGAAGTAGCGTTCGGAATGGAACACTACGCACAAAAAGCTAGTTTCTTTGAGGCCCGTTTAATTAAATGGTTGCTAGCTAATAAAAACCTATTCCCGTTATTTACTAGTAAAGAAAACCGCGACACAGATTTACGCCCACAGATTGAAGCTTGCGACTGCGTAGGTACTTGTTACGGGCGTTGTGGCCAGCGCTATAACGACAACGGTTATAATAACGCTATAATGGTTTTCTAATGAGTACAAAACTACAAGCTTTTATATTTGCGTTACTATCTATTCTGGCGCCAGTTAAGCCGCTAGTTTTTATTGCTGTTTTAGCTATTATTTTAGATACGTGTTTCGGTATCTGGCGAAGTGTTAAAAAGTCTGGCTGGACTTCTATACGTTCTAGACGTTTGAGCCATACAATTAGCAAAAGCCTTCTTTATTCTGGCGCTATTGTATTTATATTCCTTTTAGAAAAGTACGTAGTCGCTGACATTCTAGGCCACTTTATTGCCATTGATTTAGTGTTAACGAAAATGTTTACTTTCTTCTGTGTTTTTACAGAAATCAAAAGCATAAACGAAAGCTATTTTTCTGTTACTGGTGTAAACGTTTGGGACAAGTTTCTAAAGTTTGTACGTCGTAGCAAAGAACAGCTAGAAGACTTAAAGTAAATAACACTTAATTAAGGTGTAAAACACTTAAAATGTCCAGTAAAACGGACAAAAAACTGGACAAATGGTAAGACCTTACACAGACAAAGAACTGCTAGAAAAAGTTAAGAGCCTTTCGTCTTTTAAAACTATTCCGTCTGGTTATTGGTTACTAGGTGTCCGTTCTTTGGACGACTTACCGAACCGCTTTGACGACAAAATTTACCTATTCAAAAACGAAGACTTTGTTTTAGTAACTTCTGCGACTACCAACGCTGGAACTCCTACGCTACGCCAGTTCGAAAAGATTAATAAAGACGGCGCCGCTGTACTTAAAGCTAACGAATGGTATTATAACGTATGGAAATACGGAAAACACAACGGTAAAGTAGAAGCACTTTTACAGCTAGGTAACAAAGTAAAGGTATTTAGGGACACAGACAAAGACGACAAGTCAGAAGAACAAGGCAAACTTCAAGAAGGCTATTTCGGTATTAATTTCCACCCAAACACCTACGACTTAACTAAAATGTCTGGCACTAACGTCGGTTGGTGGTCCGCTGGCTGTCAAGTAGTCAACAATATACCTAACTACAAAGTAATGATAGGGCTATTAAAGCGTGAAAAGTTAGTATCTTATTGCCTTATTCACGAATTTTAAAGCTATAACCTTATGAAAAAAATTAAATTTAAAGGCTATACCCTTGTTTTGTCACTTATTTTAGCAGTAATTGTGACAAGTTGTAGCGCAAATTACCACGTTCGTAAAGCAATTAAGAAGGGCTACAGATGCGACACTATAGCCGACACTATTACAATAAATTCGATAGACTCAATCCCGTACGTTTTAAGGGACTCTATAGCTTGGGAAAGGGTAATAGTCCAAAAAGATACAATCATTCGTTACAAGCGTTCTTTCGTGCCTAAAACGCGACTAGAAACACGAATAGAATACAGACTGAAACGCGACACGCTTAAATTGATAGAAAAAGTTGAGGTCGTAAAGTATAAAACTGAAAAGAATAAGAATAAAAAGCCGAACTTATGGCTGTTTGTTATAGGTTTTGGCGCTGGCTTTATTACAAAGTGGCTTCTTAAGTTTTCTAAATACACTATATGAGTAAATTTAGGCCACGCATTACGCGTGAAGAATTTGAAATAGTAGCACAATATAGGGCTATTAAAAATAAGTCTAACGAACTAGGACTAGACGACAAAGACGTAAAGCACGGCTGGCTCAAAACAAATGATGCCAGCCTTTTCTTTAAGAACCCGTCTTTCGGTAGCAACTTCGATATTAAAGACGTAGACTTTAAGGCATTAATTGAAAACGCGCCGAAGCTAGAAATACAACCTATAAAAAAACGAAGCTATAACGGCTTATTTGACAAGCTAGTATTTACTGACGTGCATATAGGAATGGACGCCAGCGACAAAGGGCGTAATATGTACGACGTAGAATGGAACGAAACAATACTATTCGAACGTTTAGAACAAATGGTAAGCTACACGCTAGAAAAACAGAACAGCGACACGCTTTACATACTAGATTTAGGCGACTATTTAGACGGGTTTAACGGGCAAACTACTAGGGGCGGCCACTCCTTACCGCAAAATATGAGCAACCAGAAAGCGTTTGACGTTGGCTTTCAGTTTAAAGTTGGTCTAGTTCAAGCCCTTGCACCTTATTATAAGACTATCGAAATACGAAACATTTGTAACGACAACCATAGCGGGGACTTTTCGTACTTTGTTAACCAGTTCTTCAAGACTTATGTAGAACGCGACTTAAAAAACGTACACGTAACTAACCAGACATCGTTTATAGACTACGAAATAATAGATAATTATTGCTTTGTAACTACACACGGAAAAGACACGCACAATTTAAAGAACGGATTTAAGCCGAAAATAGACCCGAACCAGATTAATAGAATACTAGGATACCTAAATACGAAGCAATTACTTAATAAAGGCTACGATATAACATTCGAAAAAGGCGACAGCCACTTATATTTATTTGATAGCGCAAGTAGTGACTTGTTTAAGTACTACAATTACCCAGCTTTTAGCCCGTCTAGTAACTGGGTGGCTATGAACTTTCAGCTAGGTAGGTCGGGCTTTGTACATTTTAACTACGACAAGCACCGCAAAAGCATAAACGAATACTTTTTTACGTAACTTTACCTACGTTTCATAGTTTAAGGCCACCTTTCGGGGTGGCTTTTTTGTATGCTATAACATATAAATAAGTCGTTTTTCCGTTTTTTATATCTTATCACGTATAAATTTTACATTTCACTATACATAAAGTGGCAAATTCTGCTACCTATACATTACAATAATGTAATATATCGAAAAATATTTTGCGTCTGTAGGCCTTGTAAACACTAGGAAATAAAAAAAATGTGAAAAAAATTTGTTAAAAAGTTTGGTAG